GCCGCTGCCAATTCCGAGGCACTGGCCGCGCATCAACGGTATGGACTTCGGATGGGATCACCCGTTCGCCGCCGTATCCCTTGCATGGGATCGCGACGCGGACGTGATGTATGTCACCGCCACCTATCGGGCGAAAGAGCAGACGCCGGTTCTTCACGCCGCTTCGATGAAGCCATGGGGCGCTTGGGTTCCCTGCGCCTGGCCTCATGACGGATATCAACACGACAAGGGGTCCGGCCTTGGCCTCGCCGAGCAGTATCGGGCGCAGGGGTTAGCGATGCTGCACGAGCACGCCACGCATGAGACGGGCGGAAACGGCGTTGAGGCCGGCCTTATGGAAATGCTGGACCGAATGCAGACCGGGCGTCTGAAGGTCTTCCGCCACCTTGAAGAGTGGCTTTCAGAATTCCGAATGTATCACCGCAAGGATGGCAAGGTAGTTAAAGAGCGCGACGACCTAATGTCGGCCACGCGCTACGCTATCATGATGAAGCGGTACGCTGAAATAGAACCGTTAATGGAAGACTTCTTACCTTCTGCCATGGCCGGCGGCTGGATGGGGAACTAATCGCCAATGGCAAAGAAGACCAAGACCGATGGNGATCTGCTCGCGCTCGCCCGCAAGCAGTATGAGTCCGCCTATAATCGCGAGCGCGACAATATCGATCTCGCCTATGAGGACCTGGCCTTCCGCATCGGTGACGGACAGTGGACCGAACAGGCTCGCAAGATGCGCGAGGCGGAAAACCGCCCCTGCGTGACGGTCAACATGGTCCCGCAGTTCATCCGTCAAGTGACGGGCGACATGCGGCTGTCGAAGCCATCGATCAAGTGCGTCCCTGTTGATGACCGTGGCGACAAAGAGACGGCCGAAACCGTAGCCGGCATCATTCGCTATGTCGAAAACCGTTCGGACGCGGACTCGATCTATACCCGCGCGGCGGACAGTCAGGTCACATGTGGCTTTGGCGCCTGGCGTGTGGTGAACGAGTATGCCGAGGCGACGACCTTCAATCAAGAGCTTCGCATCGCCTCGGTAGACGACCCGGTCGCGGTTCTCTTCGATCCCAACGCCAAGCTGCCCACACGTGAGGACGCGCAATTCTGCTTCGTGCTGGTCGATATGACGCGCGACGCCTTCCAGGAGCGCTGGCCGGATCAAAGCCCCTCCGATTGGGGCGATCTGCCGAGCACTGCGACATGGGACACATGGCTTGGCGACGACATGGTGCGCGTTGCCGAGTATTGGTACAAGGAGCCGGCCAAGCGCACATTGGCGCTTCTGCCGGACGGCTCTATCGACGACCTGACGAGCGACGCAGACGCCACTACCAAGCTCGCCGAATTGAAGGCAGCCGGCGCGCGCATTGAAGAGCGGGACAGCTTCAAGGTCTATCGCTGCATGATCTCGTGCGGCGCCGTGCTTGACGAGCCTGAGGAGTGGCCTGGCCGCTATATCCCCATCGTGGCCGTGGTAGGTGAGGAAACCCGCATCGGCCGCCGCGTGGTGCGCTCTGGCCTCCTAAGGGACAGTAAGGACGCACAGCGCCTCTATAACTATTACTGCTCCGCCCATGCTGAAACGGTGGCGCTCCAGCCGAAGGCTCCGTTCATCGGGACCGAGAAGAACTTCAAGCGCTTCGGCTCTCAGTGGGCAAATGCGAACACGCAGAACCGGGCTTATCTGACGTTTGATCCTGATCCTCAGGCCCCCGGCTTTGTGCCTCAGCGCGTGCCGCCGCCCGTGTCCTCGCAGGGGATTTCGGAGGGCATGGACCGCGCCCGGATGGACATGCAGTCCACCATTGGCATTTACGATGCCGGGCTGGGCCGCAAGTCGAACGAGACGAGCGGCAAGGCTATTGAAGCGCGGCAGGCCGAAAGCGACGTGGGAACCTACGTCTACACCGCCAACTGGGTGCATGCGATCAAGTACACCGGGCGCATTCTGCTCGACCTCATCCCTCATGTTTACGACACCGAGCGAGTAATCCGCATCGTCGGCGAGGACGGGAAAGAACAAACCGTTCGGATCAACGAACAGCAGATTGTCGAGACGACCGAAGACGGTGAAGCGGTTGTCCGCGCCCTGAACGATGTCACGACGGGCGCTTATGACGTGGTGATGGAGGTCGGCCCGTCCTTCTCTACCCGCCGTGCGGAAGCCCGCGAGAGCATGACGGCCTTCCTCCAGTCCGCCGGCCCGGCCGGTCAAGTGTTCCTTGACCTGATCGCGAAGAATCAGGATTGGCCGATGGCCGACCAGATCGCCAAGCGCCTTGAAGCTCTGTTGCCGCCGAACATCCAGGCGATGATCAAGGAAGAGCGCGGCGAGCCTGTCCAGCCCCCCCAGCCCGACCCTGCGCAGCAGATGGCGATGCAGGCTGAAATGATGAAGCTGGACGCCGACGTGAAGAAGTCGCAGCTCGACGTGGAATCGAAGGCGCTTGATGTCGAGTCCAAGAAGCTCGACCTCACCATGAAGGTGGCCGCGCCGCAAGGCGCTGAGCAGCCCTCGCAGCCTTCACAGCCCGCCGGGCCTGACCCTCAGATGTTGGAAGCGTTGCAGGCCATCGGCCAGCAGCTTGCGCAGAATGTGGCCGCTGATCGTCAGCAGCAGCAACAGATTGACCAAATCGCCGGGGTGCTTGCCCAGATCATGGGCATGCCGGCGCAGGGCGCACCTCCGCCCATGTAATTCGTGTGATGGCGCCCGCATCAGGCGGCGCCGCTGCGATGACCAGAGCCGCCTTCGGGCGGCTTTTTCTTTGAGCGAACCATGAGCACCGAACCCAACGCGACGCCCGCTGAAGGCGCGGCGACCGAAGGCACTGAACCCGTCAATCTCGACGCGGTCATTGAGACCGAAGAGGCCACCGAACCCGCACCGGAAGGTGAACCCGAGCCCGAAAGGGCGGAGGAGCCGACCGATGAGGACACCGAGCAGGACGACGACAAGCCACGCAAGCGGTCGCGCACCGCCCGCCTGAAGGATCGAATCCGCGACCTTGAAGCCCAGGTAGACATGGAACGGCGCCGCAATGGCGCCTCCACTCCTGACGCATCCAAGGCCCCGCAGGAAACGGATTTCAACGGCGATTACGCGGCCTATGAGCGGGCAACCCGGCAGTTTGAAGTCGAGCAGGCGATCCGTCGCGTGCGCGATGAAGACGCGCAGCGTTCCATGCAGGAGCGTGCAGCCGAGTTGCAGCGCGAAAAGGCCGCTCTCTATCGCGAGCGCGCCGCCGAGGCCAAGGCGTCCATTCCCGACTTTGAGAAGGTTCTCGAATCTGCACGAGGCGTGGAAGTCCGCGACGACATCACGGATTTCATTCTTGATAGCGAGAAGGGGCCCAGCCTGGCCTATCACCTCGCCAAGCACCCTGAGCAGCTACGCGACCTGAGCGGGAAGTCACCGGCCGCAGCTCTGCGTGAGCTGGCCCGGATCGAGGCTCGTCTGTCCACCCCCGCACCGAAACGACAGACATCCGCTCCGGCTCCTATCCCCGCGATAAGCGGAGGCGCTGCCGCTCGACCCGACATCTCCAAGATGTCCATGGAAGAGTATGCCGCCTACCGCCGCAAAAATGGGGCCTGAGCTAGCCTAGAGGGCTACTCAAAATGGCGAATACCACGCTTACCGCCGACATCGTCGCCAAAGAGGCGCTGATGATCCTCGAAAACGAACTGGTGATGGCGAACAACGTCCACCGTGCGTATGAGGACGAATACGACAAGCGCATCAATGGCTACCGCGTCGGCGAAACCATCTCGATCCGCCGCCCGGCTGCGTTCACCGTTCGTTCCGGCGCTACCGCGTCGGCGCAGGACGTGGTGGAAGGCAAGACCTCGCTGACCATCAACCAGCAGAAGGGCGTGGACTTCCAGTTCACCTCGTCGGACCTCACCCTCAAGATCGATCAGCTCTCCGAGCGTGTCATCAAGCCGGCGATGATCCAGCTCGCAAACCAGATCGACTATGATCTGACGGGCCTCTATTCGTCCGTCGCCAACTGGGTTGGCACGCCGGGTCAGGTCGTGAACTCGTTCACCGACTTTGCCAAGGCGCCCGAGCGTCTGGACAATGGCGCGGTCCCGACCGACACCCGCAAGGCCGTTCTGGCGCCTTCGGATCACTGGGGCCTGCTCGGCTCGCAGACCGCGCTCTATATTCAGGACGCGGCGCGCGGCGCTTACCGCAACGGCTCGCTCGGCATGATCGGCGGCGTCGACACCTTCATGGACCAGAACGTCCGCACGCACACCGTTGGTGTGGCGACGGGCAGCCCGAAGGTCAACGGCGGCTCGCAGAACGTCACCTATGCTGCGGTCAAGGATACCTGGCAGCAGAGCCTCATCACCGATGGCTGGACGAACTCCACCACCGGCATTCTGAAGGCTGGCGACGTGTTCACCATCGCGGGCGTGTACGCGGTCAACCCGCGCTCCAAGGCCACGATGACTTACCTCCAGCAGTTCGTCGTGCTGGCGGATGCCGACTCCGGCGCCTCGACCGGCCCGTCCACGCTGACCATTTCGCCCCCGATCATCACTTCGGGCGCGTTCCAGACCGTCAGCGCCGCCCCGGCAGACAACGCGGACCTCACCGTCCTCGGCACGGGCGGCACGGGCTACACGCAGAACCTTGTGTTCCACAAAAATGCGTTTGCCCTCGCGATGGTCCCCATGGAGAAGCCGCCCGGCGCGGTTGACGTGTCCCGCCAGTCCTACAAGGGCCTGAGCGTGCGCGTCATTCCGTACTACGACGGCACCAACGACATCTCCAATTGGCGCCTTGACGTGCTGTATGGCTTCAAGGCCATCGACCCGCGTCTCGCCACCCGCCTTAGCGGCACTTCCTGAGCATAGGGGCGGCCTACGGGCCGCCCTTTTCTCCTTTCGGGAGGTGGGCAATGAATACCAAGACCAAGCAAGAGCTTGTCATCCGCGCTCTGCGGATTATCGGCGTCGTGGGCACGGGACAGGAGCCCTCGGCGGACAACGTCGAGAATGTCGGCGCGCTGGTCGAGCCCATGTTTGCCCGCCTTGAGGCCGTAGAGGGCATTTATGCCCCGGCCGCCGATGAAATCCCCGATTCCTATTTTGAGCCTTACGCCATTCTCTTGGCTAAAGAGGCCATCGAGTTTGGTCCTCTCCCGCCGGAAGCCAACCCGCAGATGGCTCTCGACGACTTGAAGATGATCGCTACTCGTGAGCCGGCCGCGAGCCCTTATCTGAGCACGGACATCGCGCTTCCGAGGGGTAATTATTACCGCCGAGGCAGCTACTCGTGGTAGCCATCCCGTTTCCCACGACCACCTCCCCCGGCCGTGAGCCGTCAGAGGGTGGCGGAAGGCTCATCAATGCCTACGCAGAGGCGATGTCTGCCGGCGCGAGCGCTCAGGCCGTCATTCGTCGCGCGCCGGGGCTGGTGAGCTTCTGCGATACGCTGCAAAGCGGGTTCCGTGGCGCGATCTATGCCGCCCCTTACATCTACATCGCTTATGAGAACGTGATCGTAACCGTGAACGCGACGGGGGCGGTCGAGGTCGTCGGCACGTTCAACGGCGCGGACCCTGTTTCATTCGCGCGCAACAACAAGCGCCCCATTCCCGACATCGTCGCTGTATCGCAAGATGGAACCTTCGTCGTCACGTCGAGCACGATTTCGCCCCTGGCCGATCCTGATCTCCCGTCTCTCGTCGACATCACGAACGTNGATGGCTATTTCGTTGGCGCTGGCGCTGACGGCCAGATGTATAATTCCGGCCTCAACGATATCACCTTCAACGCGCTGGACACGGCGCGGGCGGAGGCAAACCCTGACGGCCTAGTCGCAATCCGGTCGTTTCAGTCACAGATTTACGCCTGCGGGACAGCGTCGATAGAGGTTTGGTCCAACGTCGGCAACCCGACAGGCTTCCCCTTCTCCCGCGCCGAGGTCATCACCCGAGGTATTATCGGGAAACGTGCCATTACAGGCGTTGAGGACGGCTTCTCAAAGCGCGTGATGTTCGTCGGGGAAGACTGTCAGGTCTATAGCCTCGACGGCTACCAGGCGGTGAAAATATCCCCGCCCTACCTTGATTGGCTCATCTCGTCGGACCCTAGCCGGACAACAATTCGGTGCTGGGTCTACACAGTTTCGGGTCATCCCTGCCTTGTCGTTTCGGGAACGGGCTGGACGTGGGTTTACGACCTCCAGACTGACAAATGGCACGAACGCCAGTCGACGGGGCGGAATGATTGGCGGGCCTCAGGCTCCATCTATGCCTTCGGCAAGTGGCTTGTCGGCGACGATGGCTCGACCAAGCTGCAATATTTGACTGAAGACGCACAGGATGAGGACGGCGATCCGCTGATTTTCGAGGTGTGGAGCGGGCAGGGGACGGCGTTCCCGAACCGCCTGAAGGTTCCGCGTGCGGACTTCGACTTCACGCCGGCAACGGGGCGGGTGACGGGTGAAGCGCCCGTCCAGACCAACCCGAAGGCGATGATTAGCTGGTCGGATAATGGCGGCGCCACCTTTGGAAATCAGGTTGAGCGGCTTATCGGCCCGCAAGGCGAGTACCTGACCCGCTGCACGGTGTCCCCCTGCGGGATGACCGGCCCGGCGGGCCGCATGTGGAAGCTCCGGGTTTCCGATCCTGTCTATGTCGGCTTGAAGTCTGGCGACATGGACGTGCAGCAGATGAGGAAGTGATGCCGACCGCGACGCCTCCACTCCCGCCGCTGCCGCCGGCCTCTGAAATGCGCGGCCTTTCCAAGTCAGTCATTGATTACCTAAAGGCCGTCGACGCCACCTTGCGCGCGCTTAGGCTGGAGATCCCATAATGGCAAGCCTCACCGACATTCTTTCCGGCGACGCCAAGAAGGCATCGCAACAGCAGATAGAGGGTATCCAGCTTGCGGCGGTCGGCGCCACGAAGGCGCTTAATGATGGGCTATCCGGCTATAAGGAGTATGGCGGGAAAGCCCTAGGTGAATTCGCGCCTTATGAAGGCACGGCCAAGAGCGCCTATTCGACCTATGGCGACGCCCTTGGGCTGAACGGCGCTGACGGCACGACGCGGG